GCCACCCACCAAGGATTCACTGGGCTCGCAAGAGGCCAGTGTTGATCTGGTGCTGACTGAAGCGGCACCTTCAGAAACATGTTGCGACACCAAGGTTGGTGGCGTATACGTGAATCTGAAGATTCGCTACACCCTCAACACTTCAACAGAGAGTGTTGATACCGCTATCGACTACCTCCAGGGAGTGGCTTTTGCCGCTTTTCTGGAAGATGCCGTTAAGCGGGGTGTAGTGGACCTGTACGATTAATCTCGTACTAGGCCGCTACCTCATTGTAATTCATTACGTGAGGTGTTTCCATGCAACACAGCTACAAAGCATTGCACGGTCTCCGTCCATTGGATTTAGTATCCATTGGACGCTGCTTCCGTAAACGGCTGCCTGAATCTGAGAAAGCGCATTACGATGCATATCTCTCCCATGTCGGGAGAAATGACTTCGTGTCCGCTTCTACCTTTTCAGAAAGCCGCATCGATCCACAGTTGTGGTTCGATGTTGAGCCAGCGGTACTGAAGGTAATTCGACAAGCCTACTCTTTGACCGAAAAGATCTCTGTTTCTGGAGATCAAAAGGCTGAAGATTCAGCTTGGAAGAAGTTCCTTCAGATGGAACGGAAGTGTAAAATGACGAATCGTAAGATTCGTTATCTACGCCTCCGCCCCGACCGCATTCGAAAGGTTTCAGGGGGAGTTATGACCCTCCAGAAACTCCAAGGAATTCGCGATACTATCGCGAAACTCCTTGGTCCCTTCGAATCTCAGTATATTCGTATACTGAGTCGCTTGAGTTACGGACCAGGAATGACGCTGAGCTCTAGAGACCCTTCGCGGGTCTCTCTTCCTTACAAGCTGACCGATCGCCATACAATCACTTCTGATTGTAAAAGCGTGCTCGTGGACTACCTCAAAGTAAACCGGAACGAAATTCCGTATTACTGCGAGTTCGTCCGCGGGGATCTCGGCCACTTTGTTGGAAGGTTGAGAACTCAGGAAATTCCCGGCTGCAGAATCACCTTTGTCGATAAGACATCGGTGATCAAGCGTACAATCGCCATAGAACCCTCTGTGAACGTTAGCTTCCAACTCGCAGTACATCGCGTGTTAGTTGCGCGTTTGAAGAGGTTCGGTATCGATCTAAAAGATCAAACGAGGAACCGGTCGCTTGCCTTCGATGGATCCAGAGATGGGTCCGTTGGGACAATTGACCTCAGTTCAGCGAGTGATACTATTAGCATCGAACTGGTTCGGTGGCTGCTGCCGCCAGACTGGTTTGCCTTGCTCGACTGCTTGCGCAGTAAAGCGGGACATTACCGAGGTAATACTGTAGCATTTGAAAAGTTTAGTAGCATGGGCAATGGTTTTACCTTTGTCCTTGAAACTATTCTCTTCTATGCCATAGCTTACCACTGTTGCGATAATGGAGACAAGACACTCTGTAGTGTCTATGGGGACGATATTATCGTCCCCGTTCCCTCCTTCAACTCAGTTCTTAATGGTCTTCGTTTCTTTGGTTTTCTTCCTAATAGGAAGAAGAGCTTTGGAACTGGACCGTTTAGAGAGAGTTGTGGGTTGGATGCCTTCAAGGGCGTGGATATACGACCTATCTACATTCGTAGCGTAAAACCTACGTTTGTAGAACGGCTAGCTATCCACAATCACTTCTACCGTCGTGGTCTCTTTGATGTTTGTAAGATCATCTCTGATACCATTCCGGAGCACTTCCGTGTGTTTGGGCCTCCCGGCCCTTCAGACGGTTACCTCTTTACTGAGGACTCCATCGTTCTTAGAAACTTTCGTCGCTGGAATCGAGATACTCAGGGATACGTCTATCGTGGCTATGCTTTGCACAGCCGCCGTAGCCGCCTCCCATCTCGGTACCTGCTCGAAGCTTCCTTGTTCGATGGTGGTGCGTATAGTAGTGGTGCAACCCTGCGTCGTTATCGGCGTTCTTAGCCTCCTCGGCAAGTCGGTCAACGCCAAGCTGAGCACCGTCGACAGCGCCCTCAACCAGTAGTTTCGGTTCCATTTCGACTAGTCTGGCGCCTGTTTTCAGGCAGGCGCCTCGCCTAATCAATATTTTTTCATAAGGAGTCACGCAATGATTAAGTCATTCTTCGCCAAG